TCATCGCATCTTGTGATAAACCCGAGCTTCCCATCCCTCTTGCAGCTGCTTGTTCTGCTGCTTGCGTTTGACTATCCGCTACACTCGTTTGTATGTTTTGCAATGCTCTTTCATATAAAGAACCTAGCTCATCATTCGCTTGTAAGCGTGCATCTTGCCTACTTAGATTACGCCGTTCTGGCGTTGTAAACACTGGGTAATTCGTCATATCCATTCACCTCATCCCATTGAAATGGCAATATAATGAAAAGCTATCGTACTATCTTTTGTTGTATGTTTATTGTGTAAAGTAAGTGTAAAAGAAGTCGTTGTAACTTGCGAAAGATATACCACAATGTCTCCTGTTCCTATATCTCCATTCGCCGCTGTCACCGTAACAAATGGAACTTTGGAAAAAGCTGGACTCCATACAATTTGTTTCTGCAACGTTTGCCCACGACTGATCTGAATAAAATCTGTTTTTCCTGCTCGTACATTATTTTTGGAGAACATGTATTCATTTACATTTTGTACAATCGTATCGTTGTCATTATGAGCATTCACTAAATTCGTAAATTCTTCATTCACTTGCCCAGATGAAATGGTTGTACCAGGCATAAAATTATATTTTCTTTGAATTTGTACCATAGGTCGTCTCCTTTCTTCTTTTCCATTCATACTGAACCCCGATGCCGTATACAACAAAAGGACGTATATGCGTTACGTCCTCAATCATCAGTCCTATTTTTTTCGTTCGATTACTTACCCGTAATCGATTCATATACATGTCGATTGCATCAAATGTATGCTGGTCCCAAATCGCCTCATCCCAATTGGACACATTCGCAGCATTTGGTCTTGTACCTTCTACCTGCTTCGTTTCAAAATCTAATTTTACTCCTAACCGATATCCGTTCGGTTGATTACTATGCAACCATATCCGATGAATCTTTTTGTCTTGTGTCATCAAACCAAAATCAAAATACTTGGTTTCCATGCGAAAGGGAATTGGCTTTCCATCATCATGATATTCAGGATGAAAGACATACGCATTTGTATGGCTTCCAAAATAAAAATTCCCCTCATAGGTCACGAACACATCCGCTTTGATATTCGAATAGACAGTCCAACACGCTAACAATTCATCATAGACAAGTGTTTTCCCATTGGGAAAAGATAAATAGTACTTTCCTTCAAAATAACCCGCAACTGCTTTACTTTTTTCTGTAAGTGGGATGGCACGCATTGTCGATTCGATTTGCTTGGTTATCACTTGTGCACTTACCATATTAAAATCATTCGCAAATAAGCCATACACATGTGTATCACTCAAATAAAAAATTTGATTCCCCACGACTTGAATACTCTCAGGTGCTATACAGCCCGTTGGGGTATTGATTTTTACCAATTCATAATCAGATGTTGTTTTTCCATATAAAGCCCATATGGAATACTGGCAGAAGATAAGTAAGCTATTTCGAAACGGTACCAGCCCTACAATTTCATCATTTTCATGACTTGCCACATCAAAAAAATTAATGGCGGGAAAATAATCATAGACCGCGTATCCAAGTTTGGGATCGATGTGGGAGAATGAAACGCGATTCTTTACGTCATGACCGACGACAAATAACCGCCCGCCAAAGAAAGCCATGTATTTGCAGGTAAATAAAGAACCTATATCATTCAATCCTGGATTTCTTTGTTCATCCGCAGTCGGTACATATGGTGTGACAGAGGATAGCTGATTGTCAGCATACACTTTTAGAGAGATGTGATTCGCAACTAAAACCACACGGTTTCCTTTTCGGTCTTTCATCGTGATAAAATGCGCGCTGTCACCAGTAGAGGGCGGACCTGGGATATCCACAAAGAATTTCCCATTCCATCTCCTCAGGCGGTCACCCATCATCAGTAATTCATGTGTGCCATCTGACTTGAGAAACGTATAGGCACCTGTTATCTTCTCTCCTACATAACCAACTTTCTTATAACCGGTTCGTTTTCGAATCTCCCCTATACCAATCACTGCATTTTCTACTTTACTGAGTTCTTTATCCTCAATTAGATTTGCATACACGGTATCATTTAATCCCATTGAAAAATCTTTGAATTCAGCAGTATCCTTCAATCCTCATCACCTACTTTCCATCCGCAAGGAAGATAGGAGCATCACGATACTCGTGGATGGTCTTGATTCGTACACCGGACCTCTTTACTTTCCGTTTCTCACGAAAGACAGCATATTGCTGTCTACGCTCCTGATATCGCTGCATACGATCTGGCCTATCCGCATAATCTCCATCCATAAATTGCAGTTGTCCAACAGCGTATAAAATTAATAAATCGTGATAGGGACTATCAATTTCAGGTACGTCTTCCATTCCTTTTAGATGACATAATTTTTTATAGTAATAAATCTCAATAGGTTGTTGATTTCCCCCTAGGATCACCAATTCATTTCCCCACACCCAATACCCTTGCTGATTTTCTTCCCCTACAGGTATACGCGGAAATACTTTGTTCGTTTGCATCACTCGTTCTATATCTTGTACGTCATTTGGTAATGTGTACGGATACTCTAACGTGGCTCTCTTTTCAATCCTTGCAATCGGGATGATATCATCTAATGCACGATTCAGCCAATGTTGAATATCTCCATTTTCAAACATGTCGTCAACATCCCGATTCACTTGCATGATTAACTCCTGAAGGTTCATTTCTATTCCCTCCCACATTTACACCCTGTACATATTTCTGTACGCCATCCACACGGCCATATGCATGCGCGTTCCAAAAGGCTTCTTTTGATTCTCTCGCATAATCTTCCGCTAGATCATTCAGTTTTCTCTCTTCTTCTTTTTGTCTCTTTTTCTCAGTATCTTCCACAGTTTGAACAGCGGAGAACCCATTCACTGTATGGATTTTCTTGATGTGGTCTACTAGGCGAGAATCTAATTCTTCAAAACCGATTTGTGGAATTTTCATAATCGACATTTCTAACAATTTATCCATGATGACATGTTCCCCGTTCTTGGGATTCCACATAAGGTATAACTGAGAATCGTATTCTTGTAATCTTTCTTCTACATGATAGATATCATTGAGAAATGTTCGTTGAAAGCCGCGTTTTTCATACGCATTTGTCATGTGAAAACCTCCATAAAGCGTAAGAAAGAGGAGCGATTGCTCCTCTCCTTTTATTTCGTATATCCAGTTGCTTCTTGCACATCAGATAATTGCCAGAAGGCATTACGTGCGTGACATACCATTGTTTCTAACATATAAGCAGTCGCTTCATATGCCGCTTTATTTGGTACACGGTTAAACATCGAACCATCTTCTTCCATAAACTGCAAGTCTGCCACGCGATATAATCCTAAATCATTATAATTACCGCCCCACACAATACCTGCCGGCATATAACGGTCCACTAAGAATGGTTTCCCATCAAACTCTAATGCGGAATACCCTCCTTCTAGCTGCATCACGTTTGTATACCGTTTATTTGTCGTGAGTACAGCCTCATATGCTGCACGTACGCCATGCGATCCCATCAGGAAGTCTGTTTCTTTCCCGCTTACAATCGATGTTTCATCCATTACTAAGCGTAGTAACGCATCTGAGATCGGACGAGCCGTTCCCCCGTTCGCAAATAGATTTGCCTTCCACCAAGAATATGTCGCAGGATTTAATGTTTGTAATGTTAATTTATCATCAATGATACCACCTAGTCCCATCGGCTCTAAGTTCGAAGAACCAGCTGATACAATCCCATCAGTTGCCGCTGTTGTGACAGCTGCACCGTCAATTGTGATGGTAGTCGCTGCACGATCAATGGCAGTAATTGTTCTTCCTGCGGTTGTAACTGTCCCCGTTGCATTCACAATATCCACCTTTTGGCCAACGAAGAATCCTTTCACACTGTTTACGACCAGTACGTTTGCTGCCGTTGTTTGTGCTGTGCAATTTGCAATACGTCCTGTCCCATTGCCAAACGTAACGCGAGCACGGAAGTTCTTCATGTCTGTCGTTAATCCCTTGACCTCTGATTCTACTGCACGAAGGTAGGACGTTTCATTTTTCTTCGATGATTCAATCGTTTGGACAGTAAGTTCTAAACGACCAGCCACCATACGCGCTGTACCTGTAGAACTTTTATACGCTTGCTGACCAGCAGTTGGTAACGTCCCATTTTCCGCAACAGCACCCACACCTGTATTACGCCCGAAGTGATGCGGAATCAAAAAATTCGAACCATCACCATCAATCTTTTCTACTTTCTTTTCTAACTGCGAAACGATGTAGTTCGCATTGTTAATCTGTTCTTTAATGCCTGGTAAATAATCAATTTTTAATACATCCGCTAATGTCGTTAATGTCGCACCCATAAGTAGGATACCTCCTTATATTTGTTGGTTTGCTGATCGTAATCGTTGTAAGGCTCTTTCGCGAGCCACTTGAAAGTCCGTCGTAGGTTCATCAGATACAACCCCTGTTGCCCCGCTACCTTCCACCTTCGGCGCTTTCTTACTTTGCAGGTATTCCTGAATGGCCGTTTCTTTTGCTGAAGTCAGCTGTTCTTCTAACTGCTGCGTACGCATGGCGTTATACGCTACTTCAAAATTAGGGACATTCTGTTCCACCATGAATTGTTCTAACGCTGCGGCATCTGCGCCTTTTTCTTGTGCAAATTGCCCTAATGCTTGCGTGAATCGTTGTGATAATTGTTGTTGTTCACGCTGATACTCTAGTTCCTCGGCACGCTGTGCTTTCTGTTCAAGCGCTTCCAGCTTTTGCTGAATTTCAGGCGTCACACCAAACTTTTCAGCACGTTGTAATAAATCTTGTTGTTCAATTGCTTGCATCATACTATCAAGGTCGTTATAACCTGCTTGTTTCATAAAGAAGTTCATCGCACGGTCATATGTGTCATAGTTGCCATACCTCTCAGAAACTTCTTGTTCCCAACGCTGACGTTCTTCCATAAGAGCCGCTTGTGTACGTTCTTGTAATCTCTTCGCAAAAGCTTGGGATTGTTCAACACCTTCTGGTGGTTGTCCTTCTGGATTTTCTCCACCTTCCAATTGTTGCCCGGGTGTTGTTTCTATTTGCCCAGTTGGCTCTGTTATTTCTCCTGTACCTCGCAGAGGCGTGAGTTCTCCGCCTAAGTCGCTAGGAGGTACCGTTTCCGTTACGACCTCACCACCGCCTTCCAAACCATTAAAGAATTGAAAATTTCCTAAACGTAACAAAAATGGTTTCAACATACTTCTTTTCCTCCTCGTGGATGGGCGCAAGTCCACATGCAACGCCCAAATGTTTGTATAGAAAAAGCCGCTATGTATAAGCGACTGGTTTATTTCTTCATTTGTTTTTCTACTTTCTTCTCCTCAATATCTAGTTTACGATGTTGGAGCTGTAGATCTTGTTCTTTCATCGCTTTCTGTTCTTCCTGCATCTGTTGTTCTTGTTCCATTTGCTGCCTTCTATCCGCTTCCATTGGCGCATGGAGTGCCTCCATATGTTGCCTTACATGGTCATCCACTAACTGCTGTACTTCAGGTGGTAGCTCATCGTATACACTTGATTTCCGGAATGCATTATGCATATATACGTGCACTTCATGATCATAGAAATCACGCACCTGCGGTGTCGGTATGGGTAATTGTGGAGGCTGCATACCTGCTTGCATTGGATCTACACCTTGTGCTTGCATCGCTTGAGCTTGCTGCTCAAATTGTTGTTCTTGCATGGTGTATTGTTGGAGAAGCTGAAGGGCTTCTGGATTCTGCGTAAGTTGTTCAAACTGTTTATTCTCCATCTTCGCTTTATTTTCATCCAGCTGTTGCATTTCAAATAACTCGTTACTATCACCCATACCCATGAGTTTGAGTAACGCCTGTGGGTCTGGTGAACCATCCTTCTTCACAATCGCTCCTTTATCCCACAGCGTCATAATCCGGTCTTGTTGCGCTGATTTCATTTCAGGAAGGGATGAACCTTGCACAATGTTAATGTCCTCTCCGCCGCTTAAATCAGAGCCTCTAAAGCTTACGAGTTCAATATCATTATCAGGACCCAGAATACGTGCCATACGTTCTTCTGTATAATGTTTTTTCATGAGCAACAGCACGCGTTGTAACAGTCTCTTCATCCCATGTTCATAGTTTTGAGAAGAAACTGCTAGTTTCTCATTCTCTTGTTCTACCATGAGAGATAAGCCACTATACGTATCGAGTCCTGCCGGTAAACGTCCTTGCGAGATTTCACGTGCACCTGATAAATCGTCGATATCTCCATCGTGATTATTCAGAATCCGATCATAGAAAGACGGGATATCAGGTGCGCCGACTCGTTCTGGTCTCGCCCCTTCAATCGGTGTATAGTGCAGGATACCGCCTTCTTCATTCGTGATTTCATCTTCATCCACAGCGGAACCCATTGGGACTAACCACATACTATTTCCCATTTTCCTGGCATGTGTGGCAAACATAGACCGCATAATATTAATCTCACGCTGAATCGGCAACATATCTTTGATAAATGCCTCTCCTTTCACACTTCCGGGTATCGGAATATCACCAAAGAGAAAGAAAGGAATGTCACCTGCATGCTCATCCATATCCAGTAATTGTCCACCTGCAATCGTAACTTTCAAACCATTTGGATGCTTCCCACATGGTTTCACCCACATTTCATCTACCATTGCCATGTTCGGTCGTTTTTTACTTGTCGAGTTGAATCCATTTTGCGGTGTGACATCAAAGGCAGCCGCAAATCCTACATTCTCATCTGCCGACACATCTTTCCCATACCGTTCTTTGATATAATCAATGTCACGTGGCTTTCTTTCCACAATCCAACGGATTTCCTCATCCATTTCAGCTCCTGGATCTACATACAACGTAAGTGGGTCGCAAATACGGCATCGTATTTCCCCTGTATACAGCCTTCCCATCTCTTCCTCAAAACCAACTTCTCCTTCCCCTGGCGTAATATCTTGACCAGCTTCCGCATCAAAATACACTTTTGCGGCACACCAGCCTTTTACACCATTGTTTAGGAAGATATCACGGGTTTTTTGGTCCATTCCTGTCTGTTCCCACCAATATTTCAGGAATTTGGATGCTGCCTTGGCGATTTCGATACGTGTCTCATCATTACTATCCGGTACCACATCAAATTTCACACGATTCTTAATTTGTTTTGCGAGTTTCACCATCAACCGTGGTCTGATTTGATTCACCGTAATCCGTTGTTCCCCATTTTCAAGAGGAGCCATCATCATTTTCTTACTGGTTGGGTTCCAGACCAGCCATTGGTTTCCCCTATAATAATTCACCTGCGCCATCATTTGACGTTTTTCTTCCCAGTCTTCTGCTTGGGTAATCCGTTCTTCCACAAGAGACACCCAATCATCAGGACGTTTCTGTTCTTGCTTCTCTTCCCTTGGTTTATTGAGACCAAACAACCCTTCTCACCCTCTTCCCATAAAAAAGAGCCTAGACAGTTTCTGCCGCAAGCTCTTGTAATTCTGGTAGTGTTGCTTTACTTTTCACTTCCACACCCTGTTCTTCCAAGTGTTCTTTCAACTCCGTTTTTGTCGCATTCTCAATCCAATTTTCCTCTTTTACAATCGTTTCTACTGGTTTGGGTTCTTTTTTCGGAATCGCATGTGCTTCTATCACATAACCAGGTATGTGTAATTCTTGAATCTCTACTGGCGTATACGCAAATGTTGGCTCAATCTCTGCCCGTCTGTCATGCATATCTTCGATACTTTCCGCAACTGCGAATTTTTCTATACTTCCTAACGTTAAATGAAACACTCTAGCCATATCGTGGTCACTCCTATTCTAAATGAAATGTGGGTACAGGCTTTTCTTCTTTCTGGGCTTTCACCATCTTCACTTCACCCTGTTTATATTCCGCAAAGGATGGCGCTTGGATACGATCATACAATTCTTTTCGTTCTTGTTTCCACACATCACGTTCTTTCTCGTGTACGTGTTCTATTTTGTATGCAAATGCACCTAGAAAGATAATAACCGCGACCAATACAAAAAAGACAACATACGTCATTGTAGTTGTCCTCCTTTCCTTCTTCCTCTTGATAGTCTAATGATGTGGCGATGCACTTTCTCCTCTAGTGTCACCGGTTCTGATGGAACAAACTTTTCATTCGCATGATAATAAATAAATCGATTCAGCGCTTGTGACATTGCATCCACTTGATCCAATCTTGTTACGAAACGGTTCGCAATTCCGTTCCTTCTTACAGTTTCCTGCAAGTTCAGACTATATCTTAACGGTTTCCCGTTCCCTGCTTTTCGAGACGCTTGCCCCTACTCTACTCACTAAAAAAGACACCACTACTGGTATCTTTTTTGCTTTCGATAGTCGTTGAACACCTACACCTCTTAACGGCGCACATGCTGCTGATTGCCCAATCCTCTTCCTTTTTCACATTCACGCTTATCATTCCTGATTACGTTGTAGTGTAAGAGGCTCTAAGGGGTTTCCAGCAATGAACAGGGTTTTGAAACGACACAAGTTTATCGTTTTTTCCATTTGGAAAAGAAGCACATTCTTCCACAAAATCATGCACCCAAGGTGCTTGCCTCGGTAAGTATACATTTCCTGATTCAATATACGGTGAAACTGCATTCACACGTGCAACTTTCCCGCCTTGTGGATTCACTGGAATCATACCGCCTATTTCATTCTTTAACATCGAAATAATCGCTGGTCCATTCGCCTTATCCTCCACTAGTTTGGCATGGGCTTTCGGATGTTTTCTTACCATATTGCGAATCGCTTGTAGGGTAGTTGGAAAGTTCATACGTGCCTTCAGATTATCGATTAAATACATATCCGCACCGTTTTTCCCCCACACCTGAATACACACAAAGTCACTGTCTGCTTCATCCTTAAATGTTGCATCGATACTCATAATCGTATGAACCATCTTCGGCAGCGTATCATAATATTGCCACCACGCACGTTTTAATAGATTCCCTTCCGCTGCGGTTGGTCTACCTTGATACAATGAGTTAAAGCTACTTGGATATCGTTTCCTTTCTTGTATGAATTCAAGTCCATATCGCTCGGGCCACAGCGGTTCTCCTACAGCTCGTCCTATCACATCGTCTTCCTCGGCTTCCAGTGGAAGGTTGTAGACTTGCCACGGTAACGGCTTCCCGTATTCTTTGCTTAACAGCCTCCCCTGTAAATCATCTTCGTGCCATCTTGTTAGAATCAGTATGACAATTGCACCCGGATGTAAACGTGTGGAGAAAGAATCTATCCATTCATCCCATATCTTACTCCGGTGCGTTTCACTATCTGCTTCTTCACGGTTCTTAATCGGGTCATCGATAATCATTAAGTCCGCACCCATACCCGTGATACCGGATAATACACCACGTGAAATCATGCCACCTATTTCATTATCCAGTAACCATTCATCATGTGCCGAGCTTTCTTTCGAAATTTGGATATCGAATAAATCCGCGCCATATTGTTTCACCTTTTCTTTATTCTTCTTGCCGAAACGACGAGCAAATGTATCACTATAGCTAATTTCAATCACACGGTCTTCTGGAAAGTTACCTAAATAGTAAGAAGGCAAGGTTTCCGTGATGGTCATGGACTTACTATGACGCGGCGGCATGTTGATGGCGATATATTGATTCTCCATCTGTATCTCGCCTACATTCATGTGTTTCTTCTTATCCATCGCCTCTTGAATGATTCGTCCTACAAATTCACTATGCGGCGCTTTCTTATATCGTCCTTCATGTACGTAGCACACATATTCATAGTAATCACGACGCGCGATTTCCCTTTGTATGTCTTCAACTGTCGGTAGATTTTTTGAGGATGCTTTCAATTTGTTTCAACTCCTCTACAGACAGGTTGCTTAAGTTTTTCCTTTCTACAACTGTTTGTTTCATCTCACCGCTATGGTCAATTTCCCGTCTATCACGCCATGCTTGTGGTTTACGGTTCTTTAACCAGAAGATGATGGCTGTTGAATCTGGTGGGACTTGTCGCTTCACTCGTTTGGTTTCCACACTTTCACAATCATCTTCGTTCTCTACCCTTTCCACAGTGACTTCTTCATAGGTGTAACCTGTCGCTCGTTTAAATAATGCATTCTCTACTTCACGATCCACTACTTCTTTTCCACGACGTACAGCTTGGTCCATGATTGGGTGTTTCTTTCTCCAATTGTGAAGCGTAACGCGAGTAACCCCCATGTTATGTGCAATTTGTTCATCAATGAGACCATCTCGTGCCCATCCTTCAATCTTTAATAATCCTTCTTTGGTTAACCATCTTTTAATTTTCGTCATCACTCTCACCTCAAACTAAATTTTCCATACTTCCAACGCAATATATTTTGTTATACTGAATGCAAAGTCACCATTGGAGGTCATCTCAATGCTAGTAAGGACAAAACATTTTATAAAAGTAATGGGACTATCCTACTTCATATCACTAAGTGGAGATATCGCACTCGCTATTCATTACCAACACGTAAAGAAGAACTTGTGTATGTATCTAAATAAAATTCAGACAACACTTTTATCCCATCAAAAATAAAAGTAGCGAAATATCGCTACTTTACATGTTGTTTATCCATTATTTCTTTTGCCTTCGCATAAATTGTAGAGCGCGGCACACTTGTCATTTTTGCTATGTCATTCACGCTTAATCCATTCTCGTCACGATGAAAGAACAAATTCATTGCCTGCTTAATTTGTTTCTCATCTTGTCCTTTACGTCCCATATGCTTCCCTTTTTCAATGGCTCTTGCTCTACCTTCTGCTGTTCTTTCATTAATCAAATCTCTTTCAAATTCAGCAATGGCACCTAACATAGTAAACATGAGCTTTCCTGAAGGTGTAGAGAAGTCAATTTGCTCTTTTATAAATACAACTGATATCTCTCGTTCAC